TTGTAATAGCATTCAATATTTCAGCAAAAATTCTGATTGAATAGAAATTAAAATTGAAATTTGATTCGATTGTTGCTTTCATGACTTTATTGTTTTAATTGATTGACGCAACAAAGTTAGTGGATAAATTCGAATATCCAAAGAAAATCCCCGAATTTCTTCGGGGAAGTTCCACAATTTCAACATTCGCTTCCTCAGCCATCTTAAGAACTTCTGGAGGAAGTGCCCCAGTTCCGGCTCCGATGATACCTATCTTAGTCATGCTCTATACTTATTACAACTCCATTCAGCATATCACTCACCACTAAATTCCCTCCCGTAATCTTGTCCGAGAGTTTATTACGTGACAGCGTCAAGCCTCTCTCAAATGCGAGCGAGCGAATACGTTCACACATCTTTCGGGGAATTGTATTATCCTTGGAGTTGGTTATCGTTATAAGAACCCAAAAGAAGTCTCCGTGGTCTGTCGCTGAAATTGAATATTCAGTCCCGTCATCAAGATAGGTTCTTGAGTATTGATACTCCTTTCCGCTGTATTCAGAAGTAGCAACACGAGTTTCAAGACCTTCCTTTTGAGCAAGTTCATTGATTGACACTTGTAAATCCTTTGAATGAATAGCATTCAATCTGTTCTGATATTCGGTGATAGAACTCACCGACAGTTCTATGAGTGTGTCATGACTGACACGTGTGCCGCACCCTGTAAGTAGGAGTGCAAACACGGCTGTAATAATCATCAATCTTTTCATATCCGATATATTTCTTCGTTTAACATTTTTCTATCAAAGGGGTTGGCGTCAATCTTGACATGGTTCCTGTCAAACTGTCGTAGGAAGAAAGCAATCTCCCTGATACTTCTTTGGTCGAGGTCAACGAATTTAATGTAGTCCGTCTTCCCACCCTGTAAGGACACGACAGCCCATGAGCCTGAATGGTGATGAACATCGACCGAAACATCGATGTTCCCCAGAAGTTTTCTGATACGTTCAGCACGAACCTCAGCCAAAGAGGTCGCACATTTCTGGCGATGAATTAACCCTTCCAAGTCCCTCTCCAACGCTTTCATCCTTTGAAAATCTTCCTTGAATAAGTATAGGAACAGTTTCCTCAATAGTTTCTTCATGATTCTTTCTTGGTTTTATTGTTTACACCGTACCCAAACAGGGCATAATCACATTTACAGGGGTCTAACGGATAGACATTGCGGCAATTCGTAGTAAGTTCAAGCACTGTATTCATGCTATCACCTTTGCCCGTTATGAGACCCAATTGACGACCAACGGTTGCGACGTGAGTGTCAAGCGGAATGAGTAGGGACGACTGGGGAATGAAACTCCAGATACCTAAATCCACAGGACTGTTTCGACGGCACATCCATCGTAGGAACATATTCAACCGCTTACAGGCAGACTTCGAATCCTGGGGGATACCTTTCACTCCAGGGAACAGGCTTATCAGTGCATCGAGATAATCTGTGGCTCCCATCGTACGAGTATAGTTCTTAGACAGAGCCTCTTCCATATCTTCGTTGTTATCGTAAATCTCCTTGAGCGCACGACACAGGTCAGCGAAGTCCTTTTCCTTGAAGAAACGGTACAGAGGTTCCTCCGAGTCAATGTACTTTCGCCAACCCATGTTCTTGATATACATATAGGGAGTCAGACGCTCCATCTCCTTACATAGTTTCTCACAGGTAGAGAGGATGGCTTTCCGGTTCCCATACGCTAACCAAGCAGCGATGAAGCCTACTATCTCCTGAGAACACTTGTATCCGAACCGTCTGGGGAACTGTACAGGGTCGTCAGTGATGAATTCAGGCTTCTCGTACTGCTCAGCCAGTTTCATGACCTGATGTCTTAATTTGTCGCTGATTGCTATCATGCCTTGTTTGTTTCTTCGATTTTACACAGGAACGTGGCACTCTTAAAGGTATCACCGTCCATAAAGTATTCAGCCATTTCATCAAGAACATCCTTATAGGAAGTTATCTTGAAGTCCGTTGCCTTCTGAGGAGTCATCTTTTCGAAAACCTTTGCCCAATCACGACGGAGAACCCACGTGTCGCTTTTCTCATTCTGTACTATTACACGAGTTTCTGACTCAGGAATTCTTCTGAACCCTATCAGCCAACCCTCGCGGAACGTGTACTGTCGTTTGTCAGTTCCGAATACCACATTGGCGTGAGCACCATACTTCACCATCTTCTTGGTGTCAATAACACCGAACCAACGGTGAATGAAGTCCACGTGAACAAAGGTATCCATCGGACCACTCTTGTACTTGATTTCAGGAGATACATACTCCAACTGCTTTACATTTCTATCCATAACTATCTATATTTAATTGGTTTCATACTCAGCCAAAGCCTTGAGGCACTCTTCGTGACCCTCGCGACAGGCAGCGTCCATGATATATTCCATATTTTCGTACTCCGGACATTCTCGAGTCGCTGTACCTGTTACATCAACGTAAAGTGTCCCGTCCTCATCGCATTCGACAATGAACCATCCGTCATTATACATAACATAACCATCCTCGTAGATAGTTTGAATGAGTGTACGTCCGTCTTTCATTGATGAAGAAGCCAATTCATAGGGTTCTGTGATTGTACCCTGTTCGGCTTGATTGATACGAGCCATAGCCACGAGGCAAACCTTTGCTAACTGTCGACGGTCTTTGATGTTATCAACATAGCGGTGAGTCCCTACTGGCTTGCTGAAGTCTAAATTTTTGTAGTATCTTGAACCTTTCATGACGTAACTTGTTTGATTTGACTGAGCAAATATACGTCCATTTATCGAATATCCAATGAGTTCATCCGGAAAATCTTCATTATTTCTTCAGATTTTTCCTCAATTCGGCTCTGACGTTCATATTAGACGATTTAAGCGATTATAACTATACGGGGAATAAAATGTACCAGCCAACAGGGGTAAATCTCGTAGAGCGACCGCCAGTGGCTCCTATAAATCAGAAAGAGGCAACCTGTTACAGTCACCTCTTTCCCTTTCGTAGCCAATTATAACTAAAAGAACACCTTCACAGGCTTATTTCTTTTTACCTTTCTTCGGTTCAACAACCACTTTCACGGTCTTGGAAGCCTTGAAAGCAAGTGTGTGAGACTCGGGAACGTTCATAGGCTTCTGAGTCAACGGGTTCACACCTGTCTTGGCAGGGTTGACTTTCTGTTTGAACTTTCCGAAAGGTAGGCTGATTTCGTCACCGTCCTCAACACAAGTCTTGACAATCACCGGATTCAGTGCGTCGATTACTTTTTCGGTGTCTCTCTGGCTCATACCAGCCTCTTTGGCAACTGCTGCCACGAATTCTGACTTTCTCATTTCTTTTTAAATTTAGTGAATAAATGTTTCTATTTTCAAACGTGTTATAATAACGTCGTTTTTCGGTTGATAGTTTTTATCAATCCCTTTGGACTCCCGGATTATCGGCAATCCTGATTGAATACAGCGGATAAATTCTTCCCGTTTGCGCCCACCATTCCAAGGAAGCGATATGCGAGATTGATTAGGAACGCTCGGTCTTTGTTGCGCTGATACGCTATCTTCTTACGAATGACAGACATCACCTTTGCGAACTTGATTCCGCTGTCGAGTGTAACATACTCGTGACTGAACTCACTCACCACCCATACGTTGATAATGACGTCTCCCCACTGAAAGAGATACGGCTTATGCTTCCATGTCACTTTGTCCATACGACGTTCAGCGTTGGAGAGATAATCCTCCTGCTCCTTCATCTGATACATCGATTGTTTCTGAGAGTCCGACAGTAACTTGAAGATACTCTGTTCCTGTTCGGGTGTGCATTTAACTTCCATGTCAATGTCGTGAGGTTCACCTGTTTCCATACCCAACTCGTAAAGAGCGAGTGAACCTACGATTAGGAAGTCCATACCGTGTGTGTCAAGCACTGATTTACGAAAGCCGTCCAAGGCTGTTTTAATTCTTGTTTCCATACGAAATTATTTGTTGATGTTAAAGATACGTGATTTCTCCGGAGTCAGGTTACAGTCCTCGAGACTGAATTATCGCTTTAAGACGACCACTATAACCTTTCTTCTCCGCATAAACTCTGTCTAAATAGGCGAAATATTCGTCCTTTGTAAGCCGTCGGGCAAATGTACTCTGCCATATAGCATAGTCGGCTATACACTCCCGCCACGAATTGAAACGGGCATGACCTAACATAGTTCCGACAGCAAGAGTGGGACGGCTTCCGGGAACTTTCATTCCCAGACAGTTGTGTCCCTCTACAAACAGTTTAGAAGTGAAGCCTCCGGACTCCTCAATACATTGTGCCATGACGATGTCCGGATGGTCAATCCTCAACTTGAAGATATAATCATACACCTCGTCAAAGAGCGTTTCAGGTACAGGCTCCACAGCCTGTTCTTCAGCAACCTCACAGCCAAACGCTGGCTGAGATGGCACAGGTTCTGTCGTACCACACGACCGTATCACAAGAATGATTAGAATTGACAGCAAAAGAACCGCAAGCCCACGCCACATTCTTTTGAGATACTTCTGTTTAGGCAGATTTCCGCCTGGATAGATTGTTTCTGTTTCCAGCATAACTTCTCATTTTGGTTTATAATAATAGAAAAACTCCTATCATAAGAAGAGCCAAGATACAGCCTAACAACATCGCACCCACGCACATCACAAAGGTAATGACAAGAGCATTCTTCACTCTTCCCCTGTAATACGAGCGACACGCTCGACAGGCTGCTTCATTCACGCACATACATTTCCGGCATCTTCTCATGATGGTATTCTTTTTATAGTGTGACCATATTCACCCCAGATTGTCTCAAGGACTTTCAGAGCGAACTGTTCTTGTAATTTCTTCTCTTTCTCAATATCCGTTGACAGCCTGTACTGCTCACGATGTTGTTCATTCCATCCAAGCGTGTCAGCAAAGACCTTGAACGCTGGTTCGGTGAAATAGGAACAGACACTCACATGACGACCAAACCTTGTATCGTCAGCCACTATAATCTCCCAACAGTATTTGTCAGACACACGTTGATACTCAGCAGCGTCGCCAAGTGAGCCTTCCCCAAGTTTCGGGAGGACGTGTATCTGACGAGTATGTCCGGGAGTGAATACTTCCTGAAGTTTTAACAGGTAGTTTCCCGATGACTTCATAGGCACATCAAACTGTTCAATCGCCTTCTGAATGTTTCTCCATGTCCCGTAGGACAGACCGTTCATATTCACCATCATAATCAATTTTCCTTTCTATTAATCGAGTTCGTTTACAACTAAATCCTCAGGGTCGAATAAGGACGGATATTCATCCATACCCTGTTTGACATCAAACGTGAAGTCCAACTCATACGTCTCATCGATGACACAGAACTGCTGAGCGATTTCACTCCACCTGATGACATTCTTCGGCAACCACGCTACTCCCAACTCTTTATTCATCACTCGCCAAGCCTTATCCGTACAGTGAGTGACGGCAGCAGTACGCATACGTCCTTCGTGTAGGAAGCGCACAAGACCGCTTCTGAACGTGTACCTGCGCATATAAGGTCTTTCGGGTGGAAGTTGTGGGGTGATAGGAGCCTCTTTTGGCGTCTCTACGACCGTTTCAGTAGGAAGGTCTGATAAGTGTCCGCGAAGGGATACATCCCCCCCCTCAAGAAACTCTATTGAGTCGTAGATTACTTGTTTGACAGTGCCGTCACTGAACATAACGGTCACTGGCTTATTATTCTGATTGATTTCCATATCGGGATTATTTTGAAATGTACATACTATTCAGTGGAGACTCTATCATACGATACAGTACGAGAACCCCTGTCTCAACGCATTTTATCATGATGTCCCGTACGAAACGAGGTTGTCCGTCGACAGGGTTCAGTTCATCTTTCTGAATTTCGTAGTGCCACTCACTTCCCACGAACCATTCACCTCTTTCAGTGAGGCGGTTGATAGTATCCATTTGCCACAGTGCCTTTTCCTTAGAAGTGATTGAGAACGCTATATCAGCAATTCCCCACTGACCGTTTATGCACTGACTTGTAATGATGTTGAAAACTCGTTTATGTCCCATAACCAAATGATTTAAATTGTTTGACGGAACAAATATAGTGGCATTATTTGACATTCCAAAGAGTTTCCCGATAAATTCGTCAAAATTTTTCCAAACAGGCTACTGGGGTCGGCTTATACGGGTGATTTTATTCTTCCGACGCTCGTACCGTTCATTCTCGACAAACGGTTTGCCCTCGTGAAGAGCCTCAACCTTTGCTTTCCAATAATCCCTTTCAGCCGTGATACGGTTGACCAACCGTATCATCAGCATAACTCTGTTCACTTTCATAAGACTTCTACGATTTGTTCGATGTGAAACTTCCTGACTTTACCCTCTTCTAAGTCCTTTCCGGACAGGTGCTGACCTCGTCTTTCGTCTATCTTTATTGTACGATAAACTCTCTTCGGGTGTATTACTCGACCGACAACGTGTTTGTCCGGCATACCGAACTCTTCGAAGCGTACCTTGACAGTATCTCCGACCTTGACCGAAGCCTGTACAGTGGCGAATGAGTCTTGACTCTTTACACCTGTTAGGAACTTCGTCAACTCGTCACGGAGGTTTCTCACCTCTTCTATAGACATCACCTGAAAGAACGATGCAGTTGTTCCGTCGGTGATTCCCACTTTCACGGTTCGCCCATACTTGTCAGGCTCTTCCGTCTGAATGATTGGTTTCAATGCCTTCATCTTTATCTTCATTTATAAACTGTTTCATAAACGGACAATCATCTCCACAGGGGTAAACCGTACCATCACCTCCTGGGTCTTGCCATGTAGGTAAAGCACGCAAGTCGGCTGTGCAACACGTTCGACCATCTCCGAGGAGAGTAGTATTGAAGTGCTCACAAGTTCTTCTGTGCGCTTCTATTTCTTCCTTTGTTTTCATGACCACCACTGATTTTTAACAACTTTCATATAATAGTTCCTCACGACATCTGGACTGGCGTTTGCATAGAACGCTGGGGAGTCACAGAAGTTATCGAAGAACGGCTTGGACATCCCCCCC